ACAGCAGGAAATTATGCTCATACTTATACTGGTGGAACTGCTACAAATGCAGTTAAGAAAGCAACTAGTTTCATTGGAATTTCTACAGGTGCTATAACATTTACATGTGCTCAAGATAGTCATAAGACTCTTCATTCATATCCAAGAACAACTGATCCATTCCATTGGACAGATGGTAAAGTATTGGGTGTTGAAACTGTTGGAACTACCACATCATTTACCGTGAATGTTGGCAAATCTCCAAATGGAAGTGGTGGTGCATTAACATTTAATATCGGTGCTGCTGGTACAAATTATACCAATCCTAGAGTATTTGTTTCAGATCCAAGTTATTCAAATCTTAATATTAAGGGAGTATCAAGATTAGGACAAGGAGTTACTGATGAAACTGGAACAGGTCTTTTAGTTGATATTGCTGTTAGTGCTGCTTCTACTGTTGATCTAGGTTCTAATACTTTTGAAGTTACTGATTATAAAATTGCTAGAAATGGGTATGCATTCAAACGTGGAGATGTAATTAAACCTGTTGGTTTAGTTACTGCTAGAACATTGCAGAATGTTGTATCAGAATTAGAATTAACTGTTGATGAAATTTTTACAGACACATTTGCTGCTTGGCAATTTGGTGAATTTGATTTTATTGATTCAATTAAAAAATATCAAGATGGTAAGAGAGTAAGGTTCCCACTCTATTATAATAATCAACTACTCAGTTTTGAGTCTCAAGCTGGTTCATATGTAGATCTTCAAAATAATCTATTCATTACTATTAATGGAATAATTCAAAATCCAGGAGAATCATATTTATTTGAGGGTGGTACATCATTTGTCTTTACTACAGCACCAAAAGAAGAAGATAATGTTGCAATATTCTTCTATAGAGGTACAAGAAATCTTGATGATAGTTTAGTTACTGGTATAAAGAAAACCCTACAAAGAGGTGATAGTGTAAGGGTTCATAGAAAAGATGCTGAAACTGAAACACAGGATAGCAGAACAATTTATGATTTATCTTATTCTGATAAATTTGAGACCAATGTATATTCTGGTAAAGGGGTAGATGATGTTAATTATAAACCTCTTAGTTGGACTAAACAAAAAATTGAAAGTGTTATTAATGGTGAAGTAGCATATAAATCAAGAGATTCTATAGAATCACAAATCTATCCAGTATCAAAAATAATTGGTAATGTAGGAACTTCACAAACTTCTATATTTGTTGATTCTATAGAATTATTTGAATATGATGATGCAGTTAATTATGAAACATTTATTATTTCTAACAATTCATATCCAGTTGCTGCTGCTATAACTGCTACTGTATCTGCTGCTGGAACTATATCTGGATTACATATTACTAATGGTGGAACTAATTATAATACAGCACCTACAATTAAAATTTCTGCACCACCTAATATTAAGGCATGGGATGCTCAAAGTAATGCATATGTGGGTGTTGGATCAACTGCAACTGCAACATTAGGTATATCTGGAGTTGGAACTGTAAATTCATTTGCAATTACTAATTCTGGAGCAGGATATACAATTGCACCGCAGATTGTAGTTTCAGTTCCTAATCCAACTTTCGAATATATGGCTAATGTTAATGGTCAAGGTTTCTCTGGGATTGTAACTGGTATAACTACAACGACTGTTGGTATTTCTACTTTAGGATTTAAATTCTTTGTAAGTAAGTCTACTGCTGGATGGACAGGAATGGAAGTAGGAAATCCACTTTATATATTTGATACTAATTTAGGATATGGTGCAACATCAATTGATAGAACAGGAAGTGATTCTGCTGTAGTGGGTATAGGAACTACATTCTTAGATAATATATACATCATTGATAGTTTTTCTTATTCTGGAACAACAGGTATTGTTACTACTTTAATTCATAGCAATCCAGTTGGAATTGCAACTTCAATGGGTACAAAGACGATTGGTAAGTTCTCTTGGGGTAAATTAACAGGAACTAGGTCGAGTTCTCCAGTGTCAATAGCAGTAACTGGTAATGTTGTAGATGTTGGAATAACAACATTCCCAGTGATACAGAGAAGAGGTACTGGATTGAGAAGTACTGGTGCTCTTCCAAAACTATTATAAATATCTAAAAAACTATTTAAGATGCCAGCCATAGTAACAGATCAATTTAGAATATTGAATGCAGGTAATTTTGTAGATTCCGTATTAGATACTAATAATTCATATTATGTATTTTTAGGACTACCTAATCCAGCAACTCCATCTTCAGGTTTTGGAAGAACTGATTCGGAAAGTTCCTGGAATACAGATACTTTAAATCCAGTTGATAATTTGCAATATAATTCTCAATATAGAGATGCTGCTTTATTTGGTAAGAAAGTAACTAGTGCTAATGTTAGAAGACTTATAAGAAGAGTTAATTGGTCTAGCAATACACGTTATGATATGTACAGACATGATTATAGTAATGCAAATCCAGCACCAAATTCTAATTTAAGTAGATTATATGATTCAAATTATTATGTAATTAATAGCGATTTTAGGGTTTATGTTTGTATAGACAATGGTTCTTCTGGAGATAATCTTAAAGGTAATCCGTCTAAAGATGAACCTACTTTTACTGATTTAGAACCAACAGCTGCTGGAACAAGTGGTGATGGATATATTTGGAAATATCTATTTTCAGTTTCTCCTAGTGATATTATAAAATTTGATTCTACAGAATATGTTGTTGTTCCTAATGAATGGGAGACTTCAACAGATAATCAAATTCAAAATGTTAGAGAAGCAGGTAATTCTGATATTAATTTAAATCAAATTAAAAAAATATATATTGCTGATGGTGGAGCAAATTATAAAGATGGGGTAGTTGATATATTAGGAGATGGAACTGGAGGTAAAGTATCAATAACTGTAGCTCCTGGATCAGGAACAATAACTAGTGCTGTAGTTGTATCTGGTGGAAGTGGATATACTTTTGGTGTAGTTGATTTGGGAAATTTACAACCTGATGGTTCTATTCCAAATCCAGCAAAATTAATACCTATTATTCCACCTTCTAAAGGACATGGATATAATATTTACACTGAATTAGGTACAGATAAAGTACTAGTATATGCAAGATTTGATGATGCAACTAAAGATTTTCCAATAGATACTAAATTCTGTCAAGTAGGAATTTTAAAAAATCCAAGTCAATATACTTCAGATAATATTTTTACTGGAAGTGATTATTCTTCTTTATATTCTGTGAAAATATCTTCAACTAGCTCAAATCCTACTATTGGTACTAAAATAGAACAAACAAATAGTAGCGGAACTGCAAAAGGATATGTTGCATCATATGATGATGAAACTAAAGTTTTAAAGTATTTCCAAGATAGATCATTATATTTTGGAAATACAAAAGATCAACAGGATTGGGGTACTGTTAGTTCAGTTTCTAAAGTAGTATCATTCGCAAGTCCTGCAGATGATACAGGTGCTGGTAATATTAGTCCATTTACTAGTGTTATTGATAGTGGATTTAGTGGAATTAAAACCACGGTGAACTCTAAAGATATAAATTTAGGAGTTGTCTTTACAAATGGACTAGCAAATCCAGAGATAAATAAAAAGACAGGTGAAGTAATTTATATTAATAATAGACCTCTAGTACAAAGAGATTCTAGACAAAAAGAAGACATTAAAATCATCTTGGAATTTTAAAGAAAAATGACACAAAAAACAAATTTAAATATTAGTCCCTACTATGATGATTTTGATTCTGAAAAGAATTTTTATAAGGTATTATTTAAGCCAGGAGCTCCTGTACAAGCAAGAGAATTAACAACTTTACAATCAGTACTTCAAGGTCAAATACAGTCCTTTGGATCTCATATGTTCAAGGAAGGGAGTGTAATTATTCCTGGTGGTATTTCTTATGATGGACAATTTTATGCAGTAAAATTAAATTCTTCAAATTCTGGTGTTGATATTTCATTATATCTTAAAAATTTTATAGGAAAGAAAATAACAGGTCAAGTATCTGGAACTACAGCAAAAATTCAACATGTTGAATTTGTAGATGGTATTAATGTTGATGATATAACAATATATGTAAAATATATAGATTCTGATAATAATTTCATTTTCAGTCAATTCCAAGATGGAGAATCTTTAAGTGCTACTGAAAATGTAGAGTATGGAAATACAACAATTGCTGCAGGAACACCTTTTGCATCTTTAATATCATCTAATGCAACATCTATAGGATCTGCTGCATCTATTAGTAACGGAATATATTTTGTTAGAGGTTATTTTGTAAATGTTGCAGAAGAAACCATAGTTTTGGATAATTATACCAATACTCCATCATATAGAGTTGGTTTAAAGGTTGATGAAACAATTGTTAGTGCAAAAGAAGATGAGTCTTTATACGATAACGCTAAAGGATTTACTAATTATGCTGCTCCTGGTGCCGATAGATTTAAAATAGGTTTAT